GTTCGAAAGGACATGCCGGTTCGAGTCCGGCTTCGGGCACCATACCGCTTTAGTATAATGGATAATACAAAGAGCTTCTACCTCTTGAATATGGGTTCGATTCCTGTAGGCGGTACCAGATAAAGGTTGACAACATCTAACAACGATGTTACAATACAACATACTGAGAAATTAGTTAAACGTTCTTTAAAAATTAAATGTAAAAATTTTGCCCCGGTGGTGGAATGGTAGACACGCTGGTCTTAGAAGCCAGTGTCGCAAGGCGTGAGAGTTCGAGTCTCTCCTGGGGCACCATTAAAAAATAGCATTAGCGGGAATCGTCTAGGGACGCTTAGACTCATGAGGAATAGGGCCATCTTACTCCTCTGACATAACCGTGAGCAATGGCTTATGAGGAGAATCGAACTCCACTCAGAAATCTGCTTGATCCCATAGGGTCTAATGTTATTTTTTAATGGTAATTGGGTCGTTAGCTCAGTTGGTAGAGCGTCTGCCTTACACGCAGAATGTCGGCAGTTCGAGACTGTCACGACCCACCAAGGTTACAAGATAAAACAGTTGACTCAACTGCTAAATAACAGTAGGAGACTACTATTATGAATGTAAACGAAAAAGGAAACATAGGCCTGATAAAGGTAATGGGAGATTTATACAGTAAAGGATATCATTGTTTTACGCCCTTCGACGATCATAGTCCTGTTGATCTAATAACCTTAGACAGCACAGGAGATGTTCGAAGATTGCAAGTAAAGTATAGATCCGTTAGTGAGAAAAGAAAACATTACGAATTATCGGCTAAGTCTGTTGTAAACGGTAAATCTATTCCTATTGATAGAAATCTAATCGATGGATGGGCTATATACTTGGCAGATGAAGATAAAGTAATATACCTGTCACTTAATGTTATGGAAGGCAAAGGAGTTCATTATATTAAGCCAGGTACATTTGAAGAATACGGAGGGGTCCCATAATGGTATTGGAGCAGATTGCTAATCTGTCGGTCGTTTAACACGGCTTCCGAGTTCGAGTCTCGGTCCCTCCGCCAGTATAGAAGGTAGGTTCGAATCCCTCACCTTCCACCATGTTTTTTAAAAGAGGAAATATATGAAATCAGGTCCAAATTATAGAATGAGTTCACTGACAAAATTAATGTTGTCTGGGATCAAAGATCCAGAGCTACGCAACGGTTGGAAACGCATGATGATTGATGCTGAACTGTGTGCGGCTGTTCAGCCTAAGAGAGAAAAGAGACCTGCTGGTCCAGGTGGATACACTAAGAATCCAACTGGCACAGCATCAACTAGTAATTAATCGGGGGATTGGTATAGCTGGGAACACGGTAGCTTTGCAAGCTTCAGTCGGGAGTTCGATCCTCCCATCCTCCACCAAGATAAGTAATAGTAGGCCCTTTTAGTTAAATGGTATAACAGTTGATTTGTAATCATCAATTGGCAGTTCGATTCTGTCAAGGGGCACCAAGTTAGCCAAAACATGTTGACAGACATGTTGTCATATGTTATAATAGTTTTGTTGGGACAGAAATGTTTCAACCGGTGAAGTGAAGGGTAGATGAGAATAGACACAAAGGTGTGAGCTTCATGCTTACTCCAAACCTACAACCATTTGAACAATGGCCGTGTTTATGTGATCCGATCCCTAATAGAATGTCATTTGTTAATCGGAAATATATGGACCTCTGTGTATTGTATATTGCACATTGTCAAAGGAAGATTACAAACCTTCCGTTGCATATTGTCCGGTCTATTACTTGACCTTTCATGGACCCGTCATTGTTGTTTGAATAAAGGAAGAAAATGAATATCACACTGAGAAAAGCAAATGCTGTGCAGAACAGCATCAACGATACTATCAAAAGTATCAAAATCGATTTCACAATTGAACTCAATGAGTTTCAAGATGTAGAAGCTGCCATCACCAAGGCCAACTCTGACTTGGTCACCAACGATGGTCGCAGACAAAAACTAACCATGGCTCTGTACAACATCCGTGCATTGGTTGGCACAGCCAACGCAGCCAGTGGCATTAACACAGCATTGGCCAAGGCAGCGTTTATCGATAAACGCATCGGTCAGTTAGAAGAACTAGCCAAGGCCACGGAGATCACTTCTTTGGAAGTAATTAAAGGCAAGTTGGAAAAAATCAAGAACGACAAGGGTGAAAATACTCGTCGTAGTATCTATGGCTACAGTGATACTGTAAGTACCAGTGTTCTTGGCAAAGAACAAATTGCACAGGCCAAAGCAGAAGTGCTTAACCTGAAAAAGCAAAAACAACAGCTCAACGATGAAGTGCTTGAGTTGAACATCAAGACAGAGATTCCTCTGAGTGATGATGTAGTGGCTTCACTACAAGCAGAAGGCCTGATCTAACAGACCCCGGTTTACTCTTTTACGTTATAATAAGAGCGTCCCTGAAACGATAGAACAGGGGGTACACTAGGACCTGACCTCACAGTCCCCATTTAAGGGATACTGGAAACTGCCTAGGGTTTGGTATAACGCCTTTCCCATAAGAATAAATGTTATGGACAGAGTAACAGCTCAGTCTAGGGCTCCTGTGGTGGGAGTAGCTAGACACTTTATACGTGCTCTTTGAGTAGCTACAATGGAACACCGAAATACTTGTCAATGTCGACCATGTACAAGGACCGGCCATGAAGAGTTGGGCTATCGTGGATTCAAGCGCCGCAGAGAGCACCTATAAGGTTAGTTTAATAAAACACATTTTGCCTAAACATAGTTTAGGTTGGAAGGACTGCACACCAGCGTTGACAAAAGTGCGAAGTGTGTTTTATTAAGTTTATCGCGGGGTGGAGAAGTGGTATCTCGGAAGTCTCATAAGCTTCAGATCGGCGGTTCAATTCCGTCTCCCGCAACCAGTTTTTTACAAAGGCAAAAAATGAAATTATCTGATAGCCGTGGTCCCGAAGTAGATACAGAAAAATGTGTAGTACAGGCGGGAGGCAACAGGTTTGATCTTGTGCTGATTGCATCTGTGAGAGCTAGAGAACTCAGTCGCAGACACAAAGCATCAGGTGCTACCACCCAGATCAATGCTCCTGTGGGTGCTTTGCTAGACATTCAGGCAGAAAAGATAGGCAAAGAGTATCTTAAAAAAGTAGAATAAATTCGGAGTGTAGCGCAGTCTGGTAGCGCACCTGGTTTGGGACCAGGGGGTCCAAGGTTCGAATCCTTGTACTCCGACCAAGGCTAGTTGATAAGTAAAGACAATGCGGGATTAGTTTAATGGTAAAACAGCAGATTTCCAATCTTCGGTCAAGAGTTCGATTCTCTTATCCCGCTCCAAGGATACCATGCAAGCAGTAGATCAAACAGAACTTGTACGTAAATTCAATTTCAGAAGTGTTATCACTGAACAAGATGATGCAGCTGCCTGCCATATTATCAAAAGCATCATTGCCGACGGTAATTACTTTACAAACAGTCCCAAGTTTCAAACCAAAGAAAATATTTTTTCTAGACCGGAACCTGTATGGTTGAAATATCGCATGAGCTTTATGTTCAGCCTATTCATGTATCTAGGCCGTGAAGTAAAGGTCTCTGAAATGATGGCTTGGAGTTTTATGACCAATCTCCAGAGTGCCGAAGATCGCGAAACGCTGTGGCACCATCACTGGCATCCGAAAAATCCCAATAGTAAAATGTTCAGCGGAATATACTATCTGCATATTCCCAATGATGTCAAGGATCGAGACTACTGCGGTACAGAGATAGCACCTAATGGTGCAGAGCAGGATGGCAAGTATTTCATTACGCCTACAGTAGGGCATTGGATCATTTACCCTAGTGACACATGGCATCGTCCAGGCATCGTGCAGAGTAACCAATATCGATTCGTATTGGCAGCAGATATAGAATGCTCCTATAGTTAAATGGCATAACGCATCCTTGGTAAGGATGTATTTCAAGTTCGATTCTTGATTGGAGCACCACTTGACAATATTCAAATAAGACTGTATAATTAAGCAATACACAAGGAGCTCTTATGGATATTCAAGTTATGGCAAGGAAAAGCGCCAGCAAATTGTTGGTTGAAACCTGTCTACAAGTTTTTCGAAATGAATTGAAATTACAGAATAGTCGGTATTCACTGATAGTGGTTCCTGAAAGAGGAATGAGTGTTAGAGACGGTATCCGAGGCAGTGTATTTAAATTAGGGCCAACTGTGATAGGTATGAGCATAGATACTGCTCTTGACATAGAAAGACTGATCATTGCTCTGGCACACGAAATGGTGCATGTCAAGCAGTATGCTCGTGGACAGATTACACATGGAAAGAATCTCAACAGTAGATTTTGGATGGGAAAGAAATTCCGCGGACACTACTACGATCTTCCCTGGGAAGTAGAAGCATTTAGTAAAGAACGAGTATTGGCCAATAAAGTGTTCCAAATCATAGACAAGGCAGATGCCCAAAAGAAATCAAAGAAACATGTCAAAAAGTGATCTTATAGAATTAACTGGTGCTATTGAAGAAGTACTGCCTGGCAATATGTTCAGGGTCAAGGTAGATAATCTACCTAATATTCTTACCTGCTACACCAGCGGCAAGTTAAAACAGCATAAGATAAAAATTATCTTAGGCGATCGTGTTAAAATTGAAGTAAGCCCATACGATCTTACCAAAGGTCGTGTAACATATAGATTGTAAGGAAAAATATCATGCCATGGATTCAAAACGTAGCACTCAGTGATATCCGCAAAGGGTTTCACATCGATGCAGGTCCAAATTCCATGCTGATCCAAATCTGTGATCCGCCTGGTGATTTCCCCATTCCTTTGCACACATTCAAAGAAGTTCACCAATTTCAGTTCTTGGACATAGAAGCCAAAGACGAATGCTTAGACGAAGCCATGCGCTGTAGCCAGGAGCAGGCCAATGAGCTAGTTCGACTATTGCAACACGCATTAGAAAATCGCATGAACGTTGTTGTGCATTGTCATGCTGGCGTTTGTCGCAGCGGGGCGGTCTGCGAAATTGGCGTCATGCTGGGCTTTGACGATACTGAAGCATTCCGCAGTCCTAACCTATTAGTCAAGCATCGCATGATGAAGGCCCTGGGTTGGACCTACGATGAGCAAGAACCTCACAGTATCAACGGAGTTACTTTGCCTTCTGGTATAGTTATTCCTGCTAAGACCATAGATTGGACCAACGACAACGAAAAGGTCTTTACTCTAGCTGCCGAGCGTAGAGCTCGTAGAATCAAAGAAGGTGATGTATGATTAACTTAAATATATTTGAATTGAACAAAATTAAAAAAATCTGTGAAGAAGTGGGCACAGAGTACTTTACACTGGAACAGACAAATGCTTCTGGTATTGGCAGTGTTCTTACATTCACCTACGAAACAGAAATAGCAGATCATCCTGCTACAATATCAATCGAAGTGCGTGGTGTAGATAATTGGTAACTGTGGCATTTCTACAACACCCCGTTGATTTTGGTTGACGGGGTTTCTTTTTGGCGTTATAATAATGGTATGATACAAGTAAAAAGCAAAACAAAAACAAAAGAATTTGAAACCCTAGACCTAGCAATGACTTGGGCCAAGCATGTAAATGAGTTCGTTACTATCACAGTTAACGGAATGGAAATAGTAGGACTATTTGGAGCAGACAGCATTGTTGAGGGAAAATGCCCAGACGGTGTTGACTACACCTGGAAAAAACGTAGAATTTAAAGAAAGGAGAGCATTATGCCTAGTGTATTTTTAGTAAGCGATACGCACTTTGGACACACCGGTGTTTGCCGCTTCACACGCAACGACGGAGTTACAAAACTTCGCCCATGGGACTCTGCTGAAGAAATGGACGAAGCCATGGTCAAGGCCTGGAACGAACGGGTAAAGCCCACTGACAAGGTCTACCACTTGGGTGACGTTGTTATCAACCGCAAAGCCTTGGGCATCATGCGTAGGTTAAACGGTGACAAGGTGTTGATCCGTGGTAACCACGATATCTTCCGTGATGACGACTACCGCGAACACTTTAGGGAATTACGGGCATATCACGTTATGAACGGAATGATTTTAAGCCATATTCCTTTACACCCGGAATCGTTGGGTCGTTTTGGAGTTAACATACACGGGCATACACATGCCAACCGTGTTATGTTACCAGGGTTTGGTGGTAAGATCACTGACATTGTAGATACTCGTTATCACTGTGTTTGCGTGGAACAGACCCCTGATTTTGCTCCTATTTTGTTTGAAGACGTTATTGCACGTATTGAAGCAGAAGGCGGCAGCATAGGGTTTAAAAACGGTAACGGGCCTACAGCAGATTAGGACATAGTCCTATGTTAGCGCCAGCCCTAAGGCGCTTATAAATGAGGGTAAAATAGCACCTTAGGGTGCTATTTTTTTGACTCTATGTTCTTATATCTGCGGCATAAATACTTGTGGTAGGAAAAATTCCAGGAGTAGAAAAATATGCCATTACAGATTCGCAGGGGCACAGATGCTGAAAGATTAGCGATGACACAGCCGCTGGCTCAAGGTGAGCTGCTGTATGTGACCAACGCACAGAGATTATATGTAGGAAACGGCTCTACATTAGGCGGTGTTCAAATCACAGGGTATACCAATGAAGATGCACAAGATGCCACCGCTCAACTTTTTAGCAACGGCACACACACTGGGATAACCTTCACATACAATGATGCATCTGCTAGTTTAAATGCTGTGGTTGATCTAGCTAATTATCAAGGAACTATTGGGGCAACATCTTTCAAGGGTTCTATTTTTGCTGACGATTCCACGCTGTTAGTAGATGCTGTAGACGGAGTACTCAGAGGCCAGCATATAGGTACATTAACAGGTAACGTTACAGGTAATTTAACAGGTAATGTTACGGGTAATTTAACCGGCAACGTTACGGGTAGTACAGCAGGGTTCCATACTGGTGATATCAAAGGTTCAGTATTTGCTGATGATTCAAGTCTGTTAGTTGACGCAATTGACAGAATTTTTTACGGTACGATCGACACTGGTAATACAACTATAAATTCAACTAGTCTTACTTCGTTGACAACATTTAGCATGGGTACATCAGCAGACCCTTTAGCTTTAAATTTAAATTTAAGTAGTAATTTACAAATTCAACAGCCAATAACTGGGGTAAATGGAAAGTTTATTAGTTTAGTGATGGGCAGAGGAACCCTGAGTTCTCCAGCAGCAGTACAGGCAGGCGACGAACTAGGCGGAGTGATAATTAACGCATATTCTAATACTACAACCACAGCCCTTGCCGGAACGTTTGGATTTTTAGTTGACCCAACTGCGGTTATCGCCGGCGGAAGTTTTATTAAATCCAAAGCAATTATCTCTGCTTCTACTGACTCAGGCGCTGCTGAGGCAGATGCATTAATTCTCAATTCTGCAGGTGTTGTAACCGCAAATGCGTTTGTTGCTAGTAAGTATACACAGCTCGCAGTTTATGCTAACGATGCCGCTCGCACATCAGCTATTGCTGCCCCTGTAAAAGGAATGATGGTATTCATGACTGCTGGCACTAGTCCAGCTGTAACTAACAAGGCTGTAGTATATGACGGCACTAGCTGGGTAGCACTACACTAAGATACCTAATATTCAAAAAGTCCACAACTTGTTTGTGGATTTTTTTTGATTCAAAAAAACTCATCGGCTAAGATGAATGCTATAAATATTCCACAATGCGTAACAATGTTTATCATAGATATTTAAAACTTCCTTTTACATACCCCAAACCAGAAAGATTCAATTTTCCTGCAGATAACTATAATGTTTTAATGAACAAGGAAGATATTTATAAACCTTTTAAAACATGGGTCGAAAGTCACGGACTAACAATCTCTAATGTATTAGAGGCTTTTTATACTAAACCCAACGGTGGTCGAGTTCCTCTTCATTCTGATACCAGTTACATGCCCGGCACTCATGATATTGCTAAATTAAATTTTACGTGGGGACCATTAGATAGCACGACCAGATGGTATAAGATCAAAGACGAATCTAAATTAAAAAAACATCATTTTGGTACAGGCGAATCTAATAAAAAATTCTATGATGCAGGCATCATACCTGATATAGATATTGATTATGTTCTGTTTGCTGATTGGGATGATGGTGATTTAGTTTATGAAGCGGTAATAGACCGACCTAGTCTACTTAATATTAGTCAATTACACACTACATGGAATCCGTCACCGACCGAACATCGGTGGACTTTATGTTTTACATTATTGGAAAATAGACAAATGATAACTTTTCAAAGAGCCCTTGAAATATTTAAAGATTATATAGATTTGGAATTAAAATGAAATATCAAGGACTGATACCAAACATACAACAACAGCAAGTTGAACTGCCCTTGCCTCGATGGAAATACGGTGATGTAAGAAATGGCATGAAAATGATTGATCCTATATTGCATTATGGATGTTTTGTACTGGGTTATGAAAATGAAGAAATTATAGATTTTGTCACAGAAGTTGTTAAAAATAATAAGCCAGAGATAGCAGAACCTTTCATGCCAAGAACTTACGATATTAGATTAAATCATATTAGTTTTGAGTTCTCTGAAAGAATTTATAAATTAACTGGAATGAAACAATTTTTCTCACTCAGTGGTTCTGATGCCAACGAAGGTGCAATTAAATTAGCAAGTGCTTATCACTATCAAAAAGGCAATCATCACAAAAAAATTATTGTAGGTTTTGAAAAAAGCTATCACGGCAGTACTTGGTTAACCATGAGTGTGGGTCATGATAACTTTATGGATAAACCTTTTTATACCATGGACCCGTATCAATCAGTAAAACGTATACCTAGAGATTTTACCGATGATTGCGTTGATTGGAATTCTGTAGCCGCTATAATGATCGAAACCTGTGCCTACGGTGCAGATATGATTCCGCCAAGTCCTGAGTTTTGGGAAAGGTTAGATCGAATACGACAACAATACGATGTGTTAATAATTATTGATGACATATTTATGGGCGGTGGTAAAACTGGAAATTATGTTGGTTGGAAGAATTTTAATATAGAACCCGATATTTCTACGATGGGCAAAGCAATAACTGCAGGATTTTTTCCATTGAGCATGTTATTATACAACAAACGAATCGAGGATTCTCTTCCAAAAGATTTTAGATGGGAACACGGATTTACCTACTGCTTTAGTCTAGCAGGTATTGCTAGTGCTATGAAATATTTAGATATTTTAGAGAGAGACAATCTATTAGTCAATCACGACGAACTAGTAAAAAAAGCCACAGCAGTATTTGAAAACAGCGACTACAAAATTAAGAGTAACTTTGGCCTACACTTTAAAGTTTCCAACGGCCACGAAAAGATTTTTTATATAATTCCAGTAAATGCTACTGAAGAATATTTTGATGTATTAAAGGATAATTTAAGATGGTTTTCACAGAGTACGATCCGCTAGAAGAGGTTATTGTAGCAGACTCGTATCTGCCTGGTGATTTAGATCATTTGTTTCCCGACAAATCGTTATCATCGTTTAATCGAATATTAGAGGAAACCAAACAAGATTTTGACAATCTGTCCGACTTCTTAATTAAAGGCGGCATAAGAGTTTGCAGACCTGAAGTTATGAAATATCCTGATCATATCCACATGAGCGGGTTCGATGTTAAATTTCCTATGGGGCCGACAGTGCCTAGAGATCAGTATAAAGTGCAAGGCAACACTATTCTTCAGACATACACAAGTCTTACTGATAGATATTTTGATGGGTTGAGTTATTACAAAATATTTGCAGATATGTTCCTACAAGGATATAACTGGGTAAGTCAACCAGCTCCTCCCTTGGTACCTGTGACTCCGGCAGACCTATGGTATGTCTGGAATGAAAACGGATCTATATATGATACAAAATTAAAAGATCGAGTGTTGTTTCACACAGCTACTATGTTTCCTGTAGGAGACAAAATTATTATAAATGCCAAAGGCCCGGGAAATGCACTAGGCTACGAATGGATTAAAAGAAATCTTCCGGAATTTGATTTTATAGAAAACACTAATTGTCATGCCAATAACTACGGTCACATTGATCACGGGTTTATTATGATCGACGATGAAACAGTTATACACGCAGGAATAAATTGGGTACCTCAGGCTCTTCGCCATCTCAAACTTATTGACGTCGAGCAATATGTCCCTAAGCCAAACACTGCCCAGTATAAACAAGATTACATTAGCGCAGGTGGAAGGTATAATCTAGCATGGATTGATCAATACCTAGACAATTGGAGAGGGTATAATCAAGATGTATGTTTCGATCTTAATGTGTTAATTATTGATCGAAACAACATAGTATTTGGACGGGAACTTCCTGAACTATTTCAATATTTAAAAACATTCGGAATTGAATGCCATACATGCGAGCAACGCCATATGTTGTTTTGGGAAGGAGGAATACATTGTTCTACTCTCGACACAAAACGTCGTGGCGATCGTAGATCTATAATTTAATCAAAGCTTCGTATCTCAGCTAGATAGTCTTGGTCCCAGTACTGATAATAATCAGTTTTTTCCAACGCAGATCTAGCTGACGTTAACTCTTGTGCGGTCTGTACAATAATACAAGGAAATACTCCGTTGCCAGTTTCGTATCCTTTAATATAATTTGGCTTATGTGGGTGGTCGGGTAGGAATACAAAATTAGGATTAAGGCTTTTAAGAATTCTACAAATTTCTTCCAATTCATCATAGCTACTACGAACTCCGTTTTCCATATAAACAGTAAGTTGATCATCAATACCTGCAAACTCAGACAGACATAATTTTTCTACAGACACAACACGTGGCATTTTAGCAAACGGACAGATACGATTACCTCCAAGGTCTGTATGTTTCTTAGATATTTTATTCACCCACTTTTCTACTACTCGAGTCGGCAAGTCTGTAATTTCTGAAAATCCTTGCTCCCTGTCTAAAAACTTGTAGTCTATTGTTATGGGTTGAAAAATAGAAAGAGCTTTAAACACAGAATCTATTTCTAATTCCGAACAGGTGTAAACGTCTAGTTGCAGCGTTGCCGGAGTGGTTTCATCCCAAGTGTGCAGAACAATATGACTGGTTTCGATTATAACGAACGATGTCATACCTCGATTTCCGGACTTATCACAGTATACCGAAACAGGTCCGTGCAAAATTTTCATTTGGATTGTTTCTACTAACTTTGAAATCCAACTTGATATCTCATCAGTGTCTGATATATGGTTGGCAATTTCTGCCCTAACTAAAAGATGTTTATGTGGAAGCATATATTATATTGGAATCCAGTGATTCAAGAATTCACCGGTACACTTTGCTGAGACAATATCAAATGCTATCGTAATTCTATCTCTATCGGAGTATTCCCAAGGCCAAGTACGATGTCGATCTCCATTGCTCTGACTTATTACTAATAAATTGTTTTCACTCACAACATCAACAGATTCTGAAATATTGGGCAGTTGATATGTTGTTACACTAGGCTCACAATCTACACAGAAGAAACCATGCCAGGATTCACACTTAGGGGGGAAATGGTCGTGCCAATCGACAAAATTACCTTTTTCGTATATGTTGAGCCAACAACGAATATAATAAGTTTCATCATTCTGGTTACACTGTCGAAACAATTTTTGAATTTCAAAATACAAAGAATGAAATCCATCAAATGGATACATCAATAAATTGTAGTGTTCAAACCCTTGAGTTGTTAGGGGACTTAATTTTCCTTCGTCTTCGGTATATTCGACTGCAAGTATCTTTTCTTTAAAATTCTCATCAATTATACTTTTCATTTTGTAACAACTATTTTGCATTGCGACCAGGTCTAGGTTCAATTTGACAGTAATGATGTAATCTTTGTACGTTTTCATAACACTACTTATCAGAAAAATTACACAATAAATATCGTTATGATACAGACAATATTTGGTTCTCCGATCGTGATTCTCAAATCTAACGATGTAGAAACTCTATTTTCAAACAACTTGTATAATGATATGTTTGATTATCTCATGGAACCAGGAAATAAATTCGTCGAACACCCGTATGCCAGAGGTGGAAAAATTTGCACGACTGATCTTAATCTTACAATAAACAAAGATAAAATCGATCGGTTACACCCGCTGTTGGTTTTTTTAAAAGACACAGCTTTAAAATATTCTCATCTATTCACTGATAAGATAGTTAAAGATTTAAAATTTGATAATACCTGGATGAATCTAACCTTTGAAGGTTGTGAAATTAAAAATCATTATGATAAATTTGAAGATACCGACTTTACATCGTTAATAACTTTATTTTATCCCAAAGCATCGACGGGGGGATCTAATCTAGTTTTTATACATAATAGCAAATACGGGCAATGGGCCAGTGAGTGTTTAGAAACAGATATGATCAAAATTGCAATAGAAGAAGGGCATATTGTTATCTTTAATAATTCTATATTACACTCAGTTGACATTCACACAGTGTCGGAACCTAGAATGTGTATAGCTGCTGAATTTAAGTTAGATATTGACTAATATGAGAATCATCGCATTTGGTTGCAGCTATACATACGGTCATGGATTATCGGATTGCTTAGAAGATGATAAAACGACCCAGGGACCTACGCCTAGCAAATTTGCCTTTCCATCGCTACTAGCAAAAAAACTAAACTGTGAATCTATTAATATCGGAAAGTCTGGTAATAGTAATAAAGAAATATGGAATGATATTCTGAATTTCAAATTTCAAGAAAATGATATCGCTGTTATTGTCTGGACCTACTTCAGTAGATTCTGTATTATTAAATCCGATAGTATAAGACGAATAAATCCGTGGAAAGAAGAAGAAAAAGTTTTTTACATGAACTACAGCAATCGACATGACATGGTGCTGGATTTTTACGGCCGACTAAATCATGTCGGTTCCTATCTCAATAACATAGGCATAAGAAATTATAATTTTGTAATAGAATATCCGGACATTGAAATACCATCATGGAGCCAAACCAAAGTTCTGGGAAAATTTGAAATGCTAGATAAAGCTGCAGATGACTGTCACCCAGGAGTAATTTCTCATGCTACATTTTCAGATAGCATGTATAAAATTATTCATGGCTGGACAAACACTTAAAATAATCTTGAAATTCATCGTCGTTTTCAATCCAGTATTGAACCATTTGCTGCTTATCGTTATCCAATTCTAAGAGATTTTTCCTAAAACAAGCAGACTGATAACGAATTGCCTTATTAGTATCGTAAGATAACCAGAGATTTTTAGACTGTCGGTTGGCCTCTTCGTTAAGAAATTCTAATAAATTCCATGCTTGTTCTAGTGTCATTATGATATTTATTGGTGTTTTTGAGCGTACTAAATATTTTTATAACAGGTAAACACTTATGAAGATAGTAATAGTTGGCGGTGGTACTGCAGGTTGGTTAGCTGCATTAATATTAAGTAAATTTTACAAACATTCAGTTACAGTAATAGAATCTAGTAAAATAGGTATTATCGGTGTAGGTGAAGGTGGCACCCATGTCATAGGCTCATTAATTAACAGCAACAGCGATATTGGTTTCAGTCCTAGAGAATTCATGGAGGAAACGCAGGGTAGTATGAAAATTGCGGTTCAGCATCGAGGATGGCCAAATACCTATTACCTACCTCTTGATATACTCCCGAACACAGATAGGGAGGACTTCTTACCCTTGTTAATTTCGCAAAATAAAAACATACACGAAGTATCCCCATTAGGATTATTCATAAGCGAAGATAAAGTACCTATAAGAAAAGACGAAACTGGAGTATGGACCGAAACAGAATGGAGTTATCACTTCGACGGACATCTAGTCGGCAAATGGTTAAAGGGTAAATGTGAAAATGTTCAAGTAATAGACAGTGTAGTCACCGAAGTTAATATAAATGAAAGCGGTATAACGAGTTTAATATTAGAAGATGGTATTTCAGTCGACGGCGACTTGTATGTTGACTGCACTGGTTTTAAAAAATTGCTAATGAATAAGTTAGATAATAAATGGATTTCATACAGCGATTGTCTTGTTATGAATAGCGCAGTTCCTTTTAGAATTCCCTATAAAAGACCTATAGGAATATTCACTGGCGCAGAAGCACGTATAGCTGGCTGGACTTGGAACATACCATTATTTGATAAAGTAGGAGTCGGGTATGTTTACTGTGATAAATTTATCAACTATGACGAAGCAATTACAGAATTAGAAAATCGTTATCCAGAAGTTGATATTAATCCAGCCAAGCATATAAATTTCGAAGCTGGTAGATTAGAAAATTTATGGCATAAAAATTGTGTAGCATTGGGGTTAGCAGGTGCGTTTGTGGAACCTCTAGAAGCCACAAGTATTCATGCTACAAAAATTCAAATAGATTCTTTAGGAGAATCTTTAAAAAATCAATCATCTAAGGATCTTTATAATACAGACATGTCTAAGTTATATGATGACATAAAAGATTTTATTGTATTGCACTATAAAGGTGGTAGAGACGATACAGAATTTTGGAAATATGTTAGTACTGTTTCAACTCCTCGTGTGGATGAGATTTTAGAAATTGCTAAGACTAGGTTGTTAACTGAGGAAGACATTCCAAATCCGTATAACAATCTAAGTTATAGAGCATGGAATCACGTCCTAGCAGGTCTTGGAAAGTTTAGTAAAGAAGTAGCAGAAAAATCAATAACCGATGGCATGGCCGAAAGATACGAGCTATGGAAAAACAGAACTCGGGCAAAACTCAAAGACTACAAAGATCTTGAAGAAGCATTAACACTCGGTGACTGGATCACCTGATCACGTGAAACAATTTTAATCTTTTTTTCTGTCCCTACAAAATTATGTTTGATATATTTGCTAGGACAAAACTTACATTGAGGTATAGCATCGTGTATGCCATTAACAAATTCAGCAACATCTCTGTCAGCAGTTAGCGGTTTATAAGAATATGCTAATGCTCTATCATCGTCGGACATATCAATATCAAATTGATCTAAGAAATCCGGTAACACACTAACTAACGGACATTTGTATAGCTTTCCTTTGTTTATTTGATGACATGTTTTAAAATAACAGATATCATGGGCTTGAGACGGATCGCTATTATATTTCATTGCTAGGCGTTGATTGTCTAGCACAGTTATTGAACTTGGCACAAATGACTGAGACCAATCAAGTATTACTTCAACTCCTCGGTTATCAATTAACTTTCTAGATACTGTTTTTAATTTTACTGTTGAATCAATTTTAGATTGTTCATATTCACTCTTAAAATCGCACTCGTTATCAACTGTGTCCGATACGATATTGTTAAGAAATGCTTTAGAAAAATCTAAGAACCTGTCATATAGCTGTATATCGTGACACGTTATCCAAAGTGTTCCGTTGTTTTTTGATAATATTTGATAAATGCTTTTTGTTAGTTTATCAAGGCGTGTTCCGTTGGTAGCAATTTGCAATTTAGCATTAGGCCACAATTTAGAAATACCGCTGACCCATTTTTCAAACTCTGGATTCAGTGTTGGCTCTCCGCCTATAATTTGAATAGTATCAAAATCAATAAGATTACTTAGAGCCGTATACTCGCTACAGTAATCGTCCCATAGTTGATGCCCCTTGAAAGCAAAATTATTTAGACTTTGACAGTTGGTGCAACTATAGTTACATACATTGGTAATATATACTTCTGTATACTTTAATCGAGATTTCATATACTGTATTTAAAAAAGTCTATATCCCGTTCATGAACTGTTGCTATAGCCCGGATACTAGCATCATTGAAATACTTTTTAAACTCCCAATGATCGTATCCGGAGATATCGGGCAATGGAATTTTACATTCTAAGTATTCTTGTACTGGTTTAAATCCTATTTCAAGATCTTCTGCTTTGATAATAAAATCAACCCATTTACCGTTATAGTTTAAAAACTCTATTTGATTCGTTGATTTATTAAACCATCTAGGAAATTCAAACGGTACTGTCGGATCGCAATAATCTGCTACCCACTCGTTTATCGGTTTTAAATCTAATAAAGTTTTTCCATTCCAATCTAACCAATAACCTTCTGTACTTATTTTACGATAAAAACTATAGACACGTTGCCAAGGGTTGCGAACAATACTCAATGTTTTTCCTGTAGGTATGTGCTCTCGAACCATTTGCAAATTAGGATGATTAATCATCCACGGGTCTTCATCAATTACATTGAAGTTAGGCTTAAGCCAATCACTGATTATCTTCTTCATAGCCATACCGGTTCGAGGTACATGTATGTAACTAAGTTCTGGTTTAGGAATATAAAATGTACCCATTACTTTTTAATGATCTGAATAATGCCGCCCATTAAATCCCACTCCCACCACTTCTCTCCTGTATGAAAGTTTCCAGCATTGGCATGATGGTTGTTATGCCACCCATCACCTAGACTAACAATATTAGCAATCCAGCTATTGGTGCTCTTATCGGCAGTTTCGTGATTCCGGTATCCGTGTCCGTGACCCAACACGTTAACAACACCTATGAGGTGTACAGTCATACTAGCAGGCACTACATAAACAAACAGCCATAGCATAGGATCGAGTAAAAATAAAACTAATGAAAATGCAAAAATAATTTTAAAGTAATTATTAAAAATAAACTTATGGGTTGGGCTACGCATCAAATCTTTAACATAGGCAACTGGTATATTTGGAATCTGCCATTCATATCCTAGCCATACTTTGATTGCCTGTTTAATATTAAATTTACTATCAACATACGGACTGTGAGGATCACCTACCCTATCCGATGCAGCATGATGTTGTCGATGTAGTGCCACCCAACTAATAGTAGGGCCTAGTGTAGATATAACGCTAATGTAACTTAGTGCAGTTTCTAGCCAATCATAAGTTTTAAAACTGCGATGAGTTAATAATCTATGTAGGGTAATAACACTGCTAATAGGACCAATTATCAACCAAGATACAAACGCAATCGCGAATAGATAATATTGTTGTGTATAGACCGCATAAGCAATAGCAGGAATTGTTGCTATATGATTAAATGTCTGTAGTAATCTAACTTTGGTATTTAAATTCATGCACCTTCAGGCATCGCTGCCCATCCTTCATCATTAATAATTATAGGAGCCCATTTATCGAATGCACCCTGTTTTGTTTCGTAGTAAACATAATTCTGCCAACATTTTTGTACCTGTGCATTGCAGGTTTGAATATAGCCTGTACCTAATGTCCATTTACCGTTACTGGCGGTATCCATATGATGTACCCAGGTGTCCCACCAATGCTTGCCGCCACGTGGTCTATTCTGCATAGTGATCAAATAAACGTCAAAGTCGTTAACTGTTTCTAGTGCGTCAATCAAACTACAGGTAACCCTAAAGCCATCTGTCATATCAGTGTGCTTCATCCTAAACTCGGGAAATGTATAAAGTCGATTAATCTGTTTAGCTACATTTTTTGGATAACGCCCGTCATTGAATACTCCGCCCATTACCATAGGTTTGCCCGAGGACTTTTGGTAGACTACTCCGTAGCCTGTGTGTTGTTCTACTATTAAGTTTTCTTTAATATAATTTTTACGCAGCCAATTATCTTCTTGTAAACATATCTCTCGTATGGCCTCGAACTCCGGGCATGTCTCGTAGTATATTTTAATTTCAGTATTGGATAGGTCGTATCTGTACATTTTTTTATAGCAGCAGTTTATTTACTTAAATATAGCATGACGGAAAATATTCTAACCAAATTAAATTTTAATGTTGACATTAAAGAACTGCATGAATATTATAACATACTCAATACCAAATTTCAACATTTAGATTGGAGCTGGGACAAATGTGGGAATAGTGTTGTAAAACAATGGCGTGATGCTGCCTATGCAGATTCTGCTAATCTATTAACACACGGATGGGCTATACAGAGCAATTTAAAAGATATAACATTGCCGTGTCCTCCCTGGAATATCAGCACATTAGAAACCGTTGAATATAGAAACACAGAATTAGCATTCGGTATTATAGAACGGTTACAGGCAGCAATACCGTATGCTTACAGATGGGCAGTAAGTGTTCAAATGCCGGGTGGCAAGGTCAGCCTGCATAGTGATCAAGAAGATGAAATTACTGTGTGGATTCCTATATATACCGAAGGAGTTGCAATTACATTTGTTAGTTCAGAAAAGGATACAGGATATTGTTTAGAAAGTGACGGCAGTAGTTATTTGCTAGATACTACTGTTCCGCATTATACCTATAACAGTTCTAAACAAGATCGTGTTACAATTATTTTTAGATTGAATAAAAAATATGTTAATAGATTGTTAGCTACAAACGGAGTTATATGAAGCGTGTTACTTTTGAAGGACTTAATCAGTTTACACAATCTGCCATTGATTTAATACGGGCCGAGATTGTATCTATTGAAGGTAACATCTTATTACCTACCGTAAGTTTATGCCATCACTGCCACAGTCATGTACCAGCTTGGCGGTATCATAAAGACGGAAAGGTTTACATGGTTAAACATTGTAAGTTACACGGTACAAGCCATCATATGATCGAAAGCGATTATGAATTTTATTCTAGCATTTATTATACACAAGATATTCCGCAGTACAATTTCAACGGCGGCGTATTGATAGAAGTAACCGATCGATGCAATCTAACATGCCCGCATTGCTATCACGAACCTGATAACAGTCTAACAGACCAACCAATCGAAACTATTTTGTCACAAATTAAGAATTGGCCGCTAGGAGAAGATGCTATATGTAGAGTCGTACTTAGTGGGGCAGAACCTACATTGCGAAAAGATTTTAATCAGTTAGTAGAATCAATCAAAAGACTAGATCATAATATTACCGTTTCCGTAATGACCAACGGAATATGCTTTTCTGATTTAGATTATGTAAAGCAAGCAAAGTCTAGCGGGTTAAGCAGTGTTAACGTAGGGTTAAATCATCCTAGTTATAACGATCATGCAATTATTAGAAGAAAGCAATTATCTGCAATTAATAATATTCATTCAGAAAGTTTGGGTATCAGTTACATAAGTTATACTATGATGTCGCTAGACGAAGTTGATTTTATAATGAAAGAAATATGCAGTAATGAATGGTTAAGTAAAAACTTTAGAATTCGCTACGGGAGCGACATCGGCCGTAATCCTGGACAGGAACGAATCTTTGTTAGCGATGTTTACAAAGCTATAGCATCTTGGTGTGAGAAAAATGACAAATCATTTAATCGTATCAAAGAAGCCGACAACAACATTTATCACGTTATGGCTACTGTAGAAGGCAAAGATATACGTATTATTCAGTGGTGCGATGAAACAGATATCGATATGGAGGAATTGAGATCAGGGCCTTGGTGTGATTTCGTGCCTGACGGTATTACAAATTTTTTGCATCAGATTATTCGAAGAGATGTGTGGAAGAACAAAGGATTGATGTTACCAGATTCTCCACCTGAGAGATATAAGTTCAATCGTAATCCAGATAAGAGCCCATTAGACTTACTAACACTTTATAAATGAATACGCAATATAATTATTATTACAACAATGTTCCCGGACAAGAGCCAAGTCGCAACAATCTCATCTACACAAGTTTAATGTCGGATGATCAAAAAACATTTGTCCAGTGGTACTTTAACGACACCGAATATCATCAAGGTAAAAATGAAGTTGTCGATCCTAATAAAATGGAAGAAAAATGGTTACGCGAAGTAAACTACTTGACACAGATGCGTAATAGATTTCCGGAACTTGTTCCTAAAATTATAAAAATAGAGTTAGATAACAAGAAAATTTTCTTAGAAGTAGATGGTCCAGATTTTTGGAATCTTGCACAGTGCGATGTTGCTAACTATGATAAAGTTCTTCCAGACTGGCAAGAACAAATGTTAAACATTATACAGATACACAAGAATTTAGGATTTTATAAATTTAGTATGCATCCAAGCAGCTATTTTGTTGTTGACGGCAAACTAAAAAGTATCAATTACTTTTTTACATACAATAAGAATGAAGGTCCTATTAGTATCGCAGATCATGCTAGCCACATATACAGTACAAGACAAGAAATTATGCGCGAACAGGTAGAAGCAATGGGTCTAGACTGGTACAAACCGCAGCCGCTAGACAAACTCCAAGAATTGTGTTTTGAAAGTTTTCGTACTAACTATCCGGCTAGTTTTATAGAGAAAGCAAAAAGAATTTATGAACAAGAATAAATTAATAGAATCAAGACATTTTTGTATTCTTCCATTCATAAGTTCTCGTATATGGCACGGTGCTGTGGTTCCATGTTGTATTAATCACGAGATTGCATTTGGCAATAGTGATAAAGAATCTCTTAACGATATATATTCAAACTCCAATACCGTATTAAGAGATTTTCGTAAACAATTGATCAACGGTCCTGAATTGCCAGCAAGCTGTAACCGATGTTCGTTTAATGAACAAACCGGAGCCGAAAGCCATAGGACACATGCCAATGACAACTGGAAACATATCATCGATGATATTGATTTCGATCGAGAAGGTAATCTAAAAGAATTTAAAATAAGATTATGGGACGGCATCGGGTACAATAATTTATGCAATCTTAAATGCCGGATGTGTCACAGTTTTTTAAGCACAACTAACAGAGAAGAAGAAGTAAAATATAGTTTGCCAATGAAGCAAATTTCTCCGGAACATAAAATACAATTTGAAAAATTTAAAGACAAGCTAAACCCTACAGCTATTCTTATTTCGTCATTTGATGATATTAATAAATTATATGATTTTTTTATTCAGCACATCGATACTACTGAGGACATAAAGTTCGAAGGTGGAGAACCTATGATGATGGAGGAAAATTACAAATTGCTCGAGTTGCTTATCGAACATAATAGAACAGACATAGTGTTGCGTTATTGCACAAATATGACTCGATTAACTCTTAAAAATTATGATATTTTAAAATTATGGAAACATTTTAAACATGTCTACGTGAATGTAAGTTTAGACGCATACGATGAACAAAATTACTATATTAGAAATCCTGCTAACTGGAGTGACATTGTTACTAACATACGTAAGATTCAAACAGAATGCCCTCACGTAGACTTAACAATATACACGACAATACAAATTTTAAATAGTTTCGCATGCACCAAATTACATAAATGGTGTATAGATAATAAACTAAAACAAAGTTTTGTATTTTTACGTCACCCTACAAATATGGGATTAAATGCATTAACTGTTGATTATAAAAATCGTGTAAAGGAACATTGGGATAATTATAAATTAACAATAGACAATACCAAAGATATTGATGATTTTTTACAGATGATGTATGCCGACGATACCTCTGAGAATTTAAGCGAATTTTTTAAAACAATGGAAGAGCGTGATGTTATACGCAATGAAGATATGTTTAAAACATTTCCAGAATTAATTGATTTAAAGGAACAATGTGATAAAAGGTATTAATAATACTCCATATATCGATATAACTCCACATATCGATATAGAAACATTTGATTCTCTATTACCTGAGATCTATAGAGGATTTGCAGATGCACGAGAATTTGCTAAGGAAGGCACTTGGATGAAGCCTGCTTTTAGAATAGAAGATATGAGTTATATTCCTAACTGGAAACCTATATATAAAGCCATTGAAGAATTTTTAGCACTTCCAGATGACGATCCTATTAAGCAAGGCGGAATTGATTTATACAGAGATTTTCAAGATTTCCGGGTACGCAATCGTTTTACTCGATACATTAAAATGGCCATGGGTGCATACGATCCTTATATCTATTATTTCCTTTGGGAACAGGGCTCATGGGATGATAGAACAGCTCCTAGAAAATTAACTGAAGAAGCTGTACATTTTCCTAATACTGTCAAGTGGATTGAAAGCATGATTGGCACGGTGTTTGAAGATATCGGTCGAGTTATATTCTTCCACAGAGAAGCAGACGGAGTAGCATTTGAACATAGGGATCTAGATGGTAATAAAGGACTTCAGGAGGGATACACTCCTCATCGTAACGAATTTATACATATCCGTCCTAATTTAAAAGCACCTTTCTATTTGTGGGATCCAACAACACAATGTCGTACCTATATCAACTGTCGTGCAGCTTGGTGGAATGATCAAGACTGGCACGGTGGTGACCGACTGATGCAACAAAGTTGGGGATTAAGAATTGACGGGAAGTTCACCGAAGAGTTTCGAAAGAGTTTAGGTGTTTCTCATTTAGAGAGCTACTAATGAGAATTGGATTTTTTGGCGATAGTTTTTGTGCCGACAACGTTGAGGGAAGCTATTTACAATTACTCTCTAGTCATTATACTGCTGAAGTAGTTAATGTTGGAATACCCGGCGGAAATATCTTCGACACTATTTTATTACAATACAAACCATTTATAAATAATCCGCCAGATATTTCTGTGTTTTGTTGGACGTCACATACTAGACTATTCCACAGAACTGTACGAGGTATGAAATCTAATAGTTTCAATAGATTAATTAGAATAAAAAATCGTAAAATATATGATGCCGGTAAAAAGTATTATGAGTATTTGTACGACGAAGAAAAATCAAAAATTGAAACTATAGGTGCTCTTATGTATTTTGATAATATACTAAGCACTAACAACAATAAAATTATACATTTATGGTGTTTTGAAAAATACCATAATTTTAAAAACGGTGTAGAACTAGATTTTATTCTTGATAAATTTAATACTCTTGATGCCCCTAATCATATAGAAGGCAAAAAAAACAGCACCCTAGCAAATATGCTGATATCAATTATTGATAAGCAGTAACCGTCAACAAATATTTTGTAGTTACCCCAACATTGCTGCCAGCATGCCATGTTTTTAAATCTGGGTATTGATATATGCTTCCTTGCGTTTCATTGTAATATGCATCAGAGTCAGTAACAAATATGTGACCAAATTCTGGTTTACTTAAAAAACAAAAATATCTTACCAATGTTCCAAGTTTATCATGCTTCTCCTTCCACGGGTTAACATCCCAATGTTTTGGAGTACATTTCCCCGGACGTATTTCACTGACCCAACACATAATAGGAGTGGCATTGATAATAGTTCCTATTGCTTCGACATATTTTTTATGAAAATGTGTACCAGATTGATAATGTCTATATTCAACTGTATGATCGTTATACCCTGCTTCTAACAACATCTCCGTTTGATTAGCAATATCATTATAGAACGGATTATCTTTCGGTAAAGACATAAAGCCGTGAATTGCCTCAACAGTATGTTCCTTTATTTCTGCTAACAAACTTTCGCAAAGTGTGGTGGGCAAGTTTCCAATATACAATTTCATGAAATTATTTATGTGTGTAGTTAATCGTTAAATATGCAATATGGATATAATTGCACAAGCTACTGAAATTCTAAGAAAGCCCATCGGATGGATTGAATTAGATATAGATTTCGATTTAACTGAATGGAAAAAAGAATCAACTAATATAACAAACTATCTAGTAAATCACAGAGAAGGTGGTGGCCACAACGGATGGCGAAGTTGTTGCTTACATGGGCTAGGTGTTGACATCACTGGGACATATCCGTTAGAACCAATCGCGAATTATCACTGGACTAGTCTGACTGAATTGTGCCCGTCTATTACTAAATTCTGGAAATCATTTCCGACAGAACGATTTGCTAGATTAAGGTTCATGGAACTTGCCGCTGGTGGTTCTATAGCACCGCATTGTGATGCTCCTAACGGTGTTAAAAATACAGAGTTCGATATGATGGATCATATGATCCCAATTAATATCGCCATAACACACCCAACCGAATGTTATATGAAGTTAGAGCAGTATGGAATAGTTCCTTGGGCCGAAGGCAAAGCATTTACAATTAACATAACAGATACTCACTCTGTGGTCAATCCAGGGTCGGTTCACCGTATGCATATGATAGCACATTGCATTGTCGGAAATCGAAAGAAAGAATTTTCAGAATTAATCGTTAGGAGTTATAATAAGCAACAAGGATTAGACTAATACAAACTCTTCAGGCAATATATTTTTTAAAATATACAATACAGATTCTTCGATATTAAATGATGCTTGATTGTTAGTATAGGAAAAGTTGTTTATGTATTTTCTTTTGTTGGCAAAATTAAGCCATGGACTGATAGTATTATCAAAAATAAACCTAGCCTGATCAAGATTTTTCAAAGTGGTTTGTATGGTAACTGGCAAGGGATCTTTGAGCACATTGTTTAACAACAATTTTCTAATAACTAACTGTATTCTTGCAGTTCTTCCGAAGTTAGTTGCTGTATGAATTTGACCAGCATCCATATCGTACCAAATACCATTAGCATCTAAAAAATACATTTGGTTGTTTTCCAAATCGATAAGATAACTTTTACTGCCCAGTATGTTCAAATGGTATCTGTCATCTATATCTGCATGACTTTGATATGCCTGTCCTGGATCTAAAATTATTATTCTTGCTTCACCTTTAGTTACAGGCAACGAGTTATATAATATTTCCCAGACTGTACCTTTGTACTCATCCTTTAGTACCCACGGATCATAAAAGAAATTACCTGTTGGGTAATTGATAGGTGTTTTCATCTCGTCTTTTGGTAAATGATTACAGGCATCGGCGAAAAGAGTAGTGTCGACTGTAAATTTAGTTTGGGTGATCATGAAAATATTTAGCGGCAGTATAGCACCTATAAATATCAATATGAACGTAATCGAATATAGAAGTAACTCAAAAAATATAGCCTACTGCATTATAGATAATATAGCAGAATACAAAGACGGCTATACCAAGGAGTTGATGAAAAACATAAGCGATTATACCATTTCAAAACTGCACGGAGAAGGATACGATATCTTTGTTTCTGTAGACGAAGATACTCTGTTATCACATGTGGCAAATTTAGACTTTGAACATGCAGTTGTGTTCAGCACAGGCACAGAATTTATTTCTGGGAACAATTTCTTTAAGGAAATTGATAAATTATGCGAGTCTGATTTTTTCATTTACGGACATATTCTAGATAGACAAGAAGCATACTATGAATTACATCATCAATGCTACTTAATAAATTTAGAGAAATACAATACATTAGGGCGTCCCACTGTAGGATCACAACAGTTAGGATCGTTGCACACACAAATAGAACCTGTTAGAACATCTGAGAATTTGCACGACGATTACACACCATTATCTGTAACACCTGGAAATTCTCAAATAGTGTACAAACATAAAATGCACGGTTGGAATCTTATTAGTATAGGATTACTTCATGGATATCAAATTATAGCGTTTACTGAAAAAATTCGTCAATATAAAAAATATTACTATCCCGAAAATCCAATAGAGTTCTTAAACCAACTGTCTTGGTCACACGCTAGGTACAATTATTGTATGACTGAATTTGTGCATACATCTCATACTGAAAGTTTCAATATTAACAACACCTATGACCAGCTTATAATTACAGCAAGCGGAGTAGAATTACTAAAGTATGCAAATCCAGATGCAAATGTAATCATGTACGATTACAATCAAAAAGCATTAGATTACTATAAAGATATTATTAACTGGAAAAATATTGAATTTGTTAAAATCGATTTAATGGGGATCCCGAATGCTGATGTCTTTATAAAATTTCAGGAAAAGAAAACATTAATCAATCTCAGTAATATATTTTGCTATGAAGGAACAGCGATGTTTTGTAGTTTAAAATATAGACTACACATGGAAAATATGTTGTTATCTAAGCTGCCAACAGAGTGGACCGTTTTAATTAGTCAGCGTAGCTGTTATGGATTTACCGATATACACACCGGGGTAATTCCTATTACTAAATTAAAAACTCCAACATGGCATATGAATGGAGATTGGAAGTGATATTGCATAATTTTGACGAAGTAGATATCATGTTCGACCCTGCGTGGAAACACATTGCTATAAGTGTAAGTGGCGGTGCAGACAGTGCGTTGTTGACATATCAATTATGTACCCTGGTCAAAGATACAACTATCCATATAATATCTAATGTAAGAATGTGGAAAACAAGACCGTGGCAAAAGTATAATAGTTTAAGTGTGTTCGACTATTTTGTAAAAAAATTCCCTAACATAAAATTTGTTAGGCATGAAGGTTTTATTCCTCCCGAATTCGAAGGATTGCAATTAGGACCTAAAACCGGTAATCAAATTACCACACGCAGTTATGCAGAGTATATCTGTATTAAAGAAGGAGTCTCGGCATTCTATGCAGGTGACACGTTAAATCCGGCAGATGTAACTGGCGGGCCTGTTGACCGAAATATAGGTACCAGTACGATGCAATCTATAAAAGAACACTTGGGGGGATTTGCCTGCCAGCCTTATTCAACAGTCCATAAAGATTATGTGGTATCACAATACAAAAAATTTAATCTATGGGAATTGTTTGATATTACCCGTAGCTGCGAGGGTGAATTTGAAAATTTAGATTATAGTAATTACAAACCGTGGCAACCAGTTCCAATATGCGGTAAATGTTTTTGGTGTAGGGAACGCCAATGGGGCATAGACAATGCAAAGTAAAACATTCTGTATGCATCCTTTTACAGGACTTGCTACTCGAGAAGACGGTGCTATTAAAGTATGTTGTCGTAGCCACCCCATTGGCTTTATACAAGATGCCCCATTAGAATATCACTGGAACAGCGAGGCAATGACTCGTATCCGTAGACAGGTATTGATAGGAGAACGTCCTCCAGAATGTGCTCCGTGTTTTGCATTAGAAGATCAAGGAGTTGAAAGTTTACGACAGCGCCATATTGCAGGAGTTATTCCAGAATCACGTATTACATTATATCCTAATGCTATTAGTAACATGCGACACGATTTTACAATGCCTTTTGAAATTCCCACAATAGAAATTAAGATGAATAATTTGTGTAATCTTAAATGTCGGATGTGTAATCCTATGGATAGTACCAGTTGGAACGATTGGGATACTATTGAAACACATTATAAGAAAGAAGATAATTTTTTAGTGCAAAAGATTATAGATCTTAATCTTAAAAATAAACCGTTCCTTGACAGCTTTGTGGATACCCCTAACTGGTGGGAATCTTTTGAGAAACTATTGCCCTATTTTAGACGAGTTGAATTTGCCGGTGGAGAACCATTAATGGATCCCACACATTATAAAATTTTAGACATGCTTGCACCATACGGCGACAATATTGAAATTAAGTATGCCACTAACTTAACTATGCTAGGTAAGAGCAATCGAACTGTATGGCAGTATTGGCCTAAGTTTAAGAGTGTTGCTGTTAATGTTAGTATTGATGGTATTGGTAATAGTTACGAGTATATTCGTGGCAATGCTAGTTGGTCAGAACTAGTTAATAACATTAAACAAATACAAACCATTCCTAATGTAAGTCGTATTGTAGGAGCCGTTGCTGTGCAGGTTAGCAATGTTCTCATACTTGATAAGATGATAGAATTATTTTTAGATGAGCTTGGCATTATATTTTACACTAATATGGTCAACTATCCCAATGTATTGTCAGCACAGGTGTTGCCGACATCTTTAAAAGATATTGCAATCAAGCGTTTGTTTGATGTGCAAGATAGGTTGCCTGATTTTAAATTAGTACAACAATATCCTATGCTACTTGATCTAACTAAAGGACAAATCTCCGGAGTCATTAATTATCTTAATGCCACCGATCAAAGCGATAAATGGCAAGAGTGTATAGAATTTAATCACAAATTAGATGCTACTCGAGATCAATGTTTTGAGAAAATAACTCCAGAGTTTATTTCTTATGTATAAAGTAACTAGTGCATGGCCTCACCAGGATCAACTCAAAGTAGAATGGAACCTTGGTAAACGATGTAACTACGACTGTACCTATTGTCCTTCATCTATACATGACAACTTTAGCCCGCATACTGACATCAACATTCTTGAAAAGACTGTAGATAAATTATGCGAATTAGGTAAACCATTACGCATTAGTTTAACTGGTGGAGAACCATGCGTTCACCCAGACATAGAAGATCTGTTTGATTATTTTAAACGCAAAAATATTTTCTGGGTAAATTTAACAACTAATGGTACTAGAGGCTATCGTTGGTATTTAGACAATGAACTATATTTTAATCATCTTGTTTTTAGTTTACACTTTGAACACGAATGGACACGTATACTTGACACTATTTTAAAATATTATGATGAAACTGAACGAGAGTTTTTTGTTAACATAATGGCACATCACGATAAGATGGATAATGTAAGATCCGTTGCTAAAAAGTTTGATGAGGTTGGAATCAAATATGCTATTCGTAGAATACGGTGGACCGAAGGTGACCACAATGTATTTGACGATCTTCGATACAACGGCAACGACTTGCAATGGATATTAGAACAAGATGCCACAGCTAAACCTAACTGTAGAATCGATGATAGTCAGATCATACATGCAAATGACATTATTAAAACACATCGAAATCAATTTAAAGACTGGACATGTAGTGCTGGATTAGAAAGCCTTATGATCAACTGGGACGGTGAAGTCCATCGTGCTACTTGTAGGGTCGGCGGTAGTCTAGGCAATATATATCAAGATACATTTGTTGCTCCTGCTGATCCAGTTATTTGTACACGAGATTGGTGTACCTGTGCTGCTGATATTCCTCTAACAAAATATGATAACCACAACAGCAATTAATTTAGCATTGCCGGAACCGATGATGGTAACTTGGGACATCGGCCGTCGTTGTAATTACGACTGCACGTACTGTGAGGCAGCACATCATAACAACACCAGCCAACACAGAACTATAGAAGAACTTAAAATCACATTTAATTTTATACAGCGTTGGACTGGGTTATATAATGCCCAACGAGGAATAACTGTTACCAATATTAATTTCACCGGCGGCGAGCCTACAAATAATCCAAACTTTTTTGATTTTGTAGAATATGTTAAGCAGCAGGGAAACTGTAATCTAAGTTTAACTACCAACGGTGCCTGGAATCCAAAATTTACAGAAAAAATTGTAAACAATTTCTTCGGAGTTACAGTAAGTTATCACGCAGAAGCTCACCCCAATCTTAAAAAACAAGTATTGGAAAATATAAAAACACTTCATCAATCGGGGATTTGGTTACAGGTAAATGTAATGTTGCATGCCGAGTACTGGGACGAAGTTGTTGGAGTGTGTGATCAATTAGATGAGCTTGGGATCAAATACAATCCGCGGCCCATAGGAGATGGTACTATTACTAGAAAAGGTTGGTTTATCGATGTCGACGGCACCAATCGTAGAACAAGTCACGATTATACTCCAACACAAATAGAATGGTTTTACGATAAAATGGGAATTACATCTAAACCCAACGACAGTAAACAGGGAACCGAAGTAGGTAGGACTTGTTGCGGAAGGCGATGCACAACAGGAAGAGTAGACGGAGAGTGGCAACCTGTTAAATTAGTAGACACTCATTTCAAGGGTTGGGGTTGTATGGTAGATCATTATTTCTTACACATCGATCAAGAAACAGATACTGTATATCATCATCAAACATGTCAGGCATTGTATGATAACAAACGCGGCCCTATTGGATTTATAAAAGATGCAGATCAATTAATTGCAGACTTAGAAATAAGATTAGCATCGGGTAATCATATTGTTTGCCCGAATGATCGATGCGGATGTGGTATGTGTGTACCTAAAGCAAAAGACTTTGATATTTTTAACGAACTTAAATCTAATTTATTGGTAAAATAGGAATTACTTTTTTACTTATAGTTATTTCATGCCCACAAAAGCAACGGTCCTTTCCGCAAATGACTGGAGAAAATGTAGGATTAAATTTTGAAATAAAATCTTTATCTCGTATATTGTATTGATTTCCATTATAAATCGGCTGCTCGCAAGTACCTCTAACACTTCCGGAGGGGGCGACCTCAACATGATCTATTCCAAGGTTGCATTCCCAACCTTTAAACTTATTAAGATCATTCAATAAAAACCAGTTACCTTTAACTTTAACTAATTTGTTATTAATTACTGCCTGTATTTTTTCAGTTTTATTGTGTTTGATGCTCCACCACCAAAATAAATTAGGATATCGTTTAACTGGAGATTTTACATATTCTTTTTGTTCAGGGCTATATCTAGTCTCACCGCTATACTGGACACTCGATGCAATAATTGGCCACTTGCACTTACTTGTTTTGAGTTGATCTATTATATCTTTGCATTTTTTAAAATGTTCAGGATCCATTAATACATTTGCACTCAAATTTATTTTCTTTTTATAAATTAAATCCGCAACTTCTATGATGTGAGATATTTTTGCGTATTCGTGGTGTACTGATATTTCTATTTCGTCAAACAGTTGAGCATTAACATCCCACCATCTCACTCCCCTTGATGCATTGGTAGATATTCTAAGTTTAACATTATGATTTTGTTTTAGGTGATTACAGAATGTTGGTAAATCATTCCATAACGTTGCCTCTCCACCTAACAAATAAAATTCAAATTTTTCTTTACCGGTTAACTTATATTGTCTTATTAAGTGATCGACATTTGCAATTAATACATCAACGTCAGGCCACGGCGCATCTCCTTCGTTACTTCCTGGAAAACAATATGAACATTTGTAGTTGCAGGTATTTCCAAGAGTAAATTCTAATGATAGTATTTTAGGATCTCTAACATTTATAATTTCTGTTAGCATATGTCAATCTCTGGAAATATGTTTCTAAAATTTGTGCCACGTGTTTGATCACACGTATTAAGATAATCTAATAACATAGGAATTTTATGACTCCAATCTTCGGCCATCATATATTGTACTAATCCTTGCCAACGTTTTAAGCCATACGGATTATTCATAAACTCTTGATCTAGGGTTCTTTGAGAACAAAGATAGTCTACTTGTGTTTTTACCTTATCTTTTAAGTGCTTAGGCAATACTCTTACATTTAGATAACTAGGCAAGTACACCAAGTGCGTACCGATAAGGCCGGCACCGTATGGCGGTAAGTTAATCTTTTTAAAGTTCATGCTTTCTTTCCAATGCACCAGTTCCGAGACATTTAAAACATTTAATAATTGTACAGCACAGGCAATGTTAACGGTTATATTATTAGGAGTATTATCTAGTCTCTGCAAGTTATCAACTACATTCTCCCACTTGCTAGGGTATCGTATATAATCGTTTCTAGGCCCTACAGCATCTATGCTGAAGTTGAATTTAACCTGTTTAAAGTGTTTCCATAATTCAAATAACTTTTCAGGTAGTTCTAAACCGTTAGAATTATAACGCAAGACGCATAATTTGGCTGCACCACTTTCCACCATGAACTCTAAAATCTTATAATGCTCGGGTATCAGCAACGGCTCTCCGCCTGCAAAGTACAGCTCTCGAATATTGTATGCTTGACTACGCATGTCGCTAAGGAAACTTCCTTTCTTATACCAGGTATAATCAAAGTCGCTATCCCATTGTTGATCTTGTTTTAGTTCGATAGTGTTATACTTAGGATACTGTATCTTCCATTCTTTAATCCAACTGCTGCTGTCGTGCGGGCTGCACATGATACATTTAAGTTGGCAAAGATTACCTAGTCGCAAGTCAAAATAAGGAATATCAACAGGTAAACTACCATCTTCACCAGTAGCATCTATAATGGTCGTCATGTCCAAACGTTCATTCCACACTACAGATTCCCACTGGCGCTTACTTACAATGCCTTTTGATTCTTCTTCAAAGCACTTAGTACAACTAGGTGGAACTTTGCCTTCAAGCATTTGAAGTCGTACAGTTTTCATGTAATTACTATTCCACACATCGGCGATAGAATGTGTTTGCAAATTCATTATCTGCCCATTTTGTTTTACTAGGCCTGCATCCTTGACATCATCTTCTCCTGCTCCACTGGCATTAGCAGTACAACATACACGTACATCACCGTTAGGGCGAGTCGCTATGTGTATCCAAGGTAATGGACAGAATGTATTACTTGAATTGTTCATTAAATCTATCTACTTGACCGCATTGGTTAGTGCATTCTTTTAAGGGCGTGTCCTTCCATGTGCTTGATATATTATTAAAATAATTACTATCAAATATTTCAGTTAACGTATTTTTATTTAAGTTAGAATACCGTCCAATCTTATCCATATAGTCAATCCTGTGTGGATGATTAGGGTTAAACCATTCGTTATCTAACCAACAGCAGGGAAGAATGTTTCCCATTGCACTTACATATAGACTTTTTTCTTTCGCTACTTTACAACTAATAGATGTAGACTGTTTAGGTACAACAATTTGTTTACTTCTATCTGTAGGATACAGTATATGTGTGGTTTTACCTTGCTTATCTATTACATTTAAACTATCATCTTTAAAACGTGCTGTATTCTTTGATACGAATTTTTTAAATCCCAAGTGCTCACTTAATTCTTTACACTTATCAACTTGGTGTTTATTGTGTTCAAAGACTAACATATCCCAAGTGGCTTGACCTCCTGCTTGGATAAAGCTATATGCATTATCTATAATTTTATCAAAGTTTGTGCCTATTCGATATAGACTATGTGTATCTTCTAATCCATCAATACCGAATCTAACATGCACATCTAGCTCTGCAAGTTTCTTCCAAAATTGCAGACTTTTAGCAGATCCGTTTGTATTCATACCCAATGATATGTTAGGGTTGACTTCTCTTAAGTATTCAAATATAGGTAGCGTATCTTTAGCAACCACTGGATCTCCTAAATTGCCGCACATATACAAACGGTCTAACTGTTGTATAAATTCAATAGGAAACCATTCTTTAAATTGATCTAAGGTTATTTCAGATAATGTCATAAATGGATTTTCGATGCCGCCCTGTAGATTCCTGGCACACATAGGACAACTAGCTTGACACTTGCTGGTCACTTCTAAATGAAGCAATTTAATGTCTTTTAAATTATACATTATACCCCATGACCATCCAACGTGTATACATCGGTAAAACCAATTCCCCGGCCCATACAACATTTATGCCGCACTGAGATTTAAACTCTTCTAGACTTTGTGCTGTTCTAACATGTTCTGGTATATCGTAGTTGTTACTTTGAAGAACTAGCAAACTATTACAAGGCATTCCACTTAACCATAACTCGTATTGATCTTGTGTAATATGCTCGCAACTAGTATTAATAACTACATCTGCATCACTTCGTATCTCGCACATATCAGAAGTAACTGCTCTAAACATGCCGGCCATCTCTTCTTTCTTATTCATCATTATTGCAATAGGTTCGCATGCCGGATCAATATCAACACTTCGAATCTTTGTAACATATATGTCACTTTGAAATAGCATACTAGCTAAGACTCCAACCCAACCGCCATGAATATCTATAGTAACAACTTTTTTTACATTCTTACGTAGATTAGAGATCAACCATTCTTTACTCTTTAGCTGACCACTCCAAAAGGCATCCATGGTCCGCATTGGATCAGGACTTTGCCTAATAGCCTGCATCCAATAGTGTAAGTGTTCTGTATCTATCTGCATTTTGGTATCTTGCTATCTGCCGAACTAACACAGCTTGGTGTTATACAAAGAGTAGGTTCCTTAAATAGGTCAAAGTTTTCTAATGTACCAAGTGGTTGGTCGTGGCAACTATAAGACCGCTTAACTTCATTACCTCTTATTATAACACTTTGATATCCACTATTGCAAGTCCAACCTTGAAATTTATTAAATCCAAATGCATTAAATCGTTCTGCTTGATCAAATAGATACTCTCGACCTGTGTGATCATACAGGCCTATTTGATAGATATCTTCACCTTGTGATTTTTGAGGGAAGCCTGTCCGCATTAGATTAATCATTTCTTCAGTGTATCCATCTACTATACCACTGGCTGTTGGATCGCTTTGCGGTTTGAGCGTTACATTGATTCCACGCTTGTGAAATCGTTCCATGCGAGCATACAGTTCATAAAACTTTTCAGGAACCATTACTTGATTAATTGTAACATGAACCAACTCATATTGTAACTGTAAGCACTTATCGCCAAACTCTTGTTCTTTGGCAAATTCATCGTGATAACTAGCCGTGATACTACGGCGTTGTAATAGAGCAGTATTATTACACCAAGTATTCCACCACTTGCTACCGGGACTTAGATTGGTAGTCATGTGTATGCTTTGATATGTGCTTTGAGTTTCGTCTAGGTGTTTGACCAAATCAGTTAACTGTTTGTAAGCAGTGGGTTCGCCACCACTGAAGCTCCAATGAAATTCATTAAATCCATTTTGTCGAGCCTGTCGTTTGATTTCATCCATGGCATTGATATAGACTTCAAATGGTTGGTAATCCATCCTGTCACTACGGGCATAAGGCCAACAGTAGCTACAGTTATAATTACAGAAGCGACCCAAAATCCAACTGGTAGAAAACAGTGGCCGATGCAACATGGTGCGTTGCCCAAATCTTATTATGTTATCGAATGGTATCTTTGTGAAGTCTTGTGTCATAATCTGACAGTATTTAACTACAAAATACTTGACCTTTTGCATTTGCGGTTATATACTGTATGAGTGGTCGTGAGTGGAATGGCATACCTCCGGTCCGTTGTGAAACGCATTTGGGCAAGGGCAACGTCTTAGACATCGCTTTGTAGGTTCGAATCCTACCGACCACACCAATTACTATCATAAGTAGTAGAACATAACTTAAGGAAAACATTATGTCAAATACAGTAGAACAGTTAAAAACAGCAATGGAAGAATTCTTAGCAGAGGATGCTAAATTCGCAGCCGGCAACAACGCAGCAGGTACTCGTGCTCGCAAAGCTCTTCAGGAAATAGGCAAGGCAGTTAAAGCTCGTCGCAATGAAATCACCGAAGAAAAAAATGCCCGCAAAGAAGCAAAAACAGCAGCCTAACTACAACTCAGACACCGTGACCATAGATAGCAGCTATGGTGCGGTGCCTTATACTACCAACATAGGCGGCAGCATGGGCACTGATACCATCACACTTAACAATACTCTGTGGAGCGGCGGGTCAATAACATCACCCTACACCTACACTACTACCGGGACTAGTGGGGCTGGCACATATAATTGGAATAACACTACCATCTCGCCGAGCACCAAAGTTCATATCAACGGCGATGGTCTTGTCATGCAGGAAGGTGCCGATATTGTTGTGGGTGGTAAGAGTCTAACCAAAGCCATAG